ACCTGAGCGGAGCCGACATGGGAAACGCCGTCCTGTGGGGGGGCAACCTGTATGGAGCCAACCTGAGCAATGCCAACCTGAGCAAGGCCAACCTGAGCAAGGCCAACCTGAGCAAGTCCAATCTGAACCAGGCCGACATGATCGATGCCGACCTGAGATGCGCCAGTATGTTCATGGCCAATATAAGCAATGCCGACCTGACTGGAACCAACCTGAGCGTAATCCAATTGCTTGATGCTGTTGGGATTTGACCCAAGGGCAATTCGATCACATCTTTGCCAGAACGGGGGAGACTTCACGCCCGCGAAGTCTCCCCCGTCTTGGAATTTTTATACTCCACCGAACACTGATCCCGCGACAAACAAATCCTGGCCCCAATTGGAACCATATTGCCAAATTTCTGAAACCCCTTGGCAGCCTCACTCAGACAGAGCGTACAATGTTTGGCCCCTGGATTAAGGATTGATCTAATCAGGTCAAAACCCCTCACCACCATTTTGCTATTCCAGAAATTATAATAACTCCCGCGCCCAGCTTCGGCGTAAAGCTCGGCCCGGCTGCCGAGCGTCCCGTCAAGTAGCTGCGTACCGTTGGCAATGTCTCTGGCAAAATTCCTCAAAAAACCGTATTGTTCTCTTACTATCCGACCTACCCTCCCGTAATCGCTCTGAGTCATTTGCTGCCATCCGCCGCGCTGCATAGCGCCTGCAGCAAGATGGGTAGTTTTGATTTGCTGCATCATTCCGGTTTGCCACTGTGCCAGCGTTATACTCCCTCGCTGCAGTTGTCCCGACAGCCGGCCCATTGCCTCCCCCGATGCCTCCATCACCTGATCGAGTTGATCTCTGAGTACCTGGCGGCTAACGAAGCGGCCCGTTTGTTTGTTAACATACTGAGCCGCTTTTTCATTCCACAGATAATCTGGCGTTAGCGGATTGGCCTTGAAATTTGGGGGAGTAGGCATAGGTTACGCGTCCTCTGTTTGCTCTTCAGCCAGTAATAGGTTTTTGAATTCTCTGGACAGAGCCTTGGTCGTGAAACGCTGCATCATTCCGGTTTGCCACTGTGCCAGCGTTATACTCCCTCGCTGCAGTTGTCCCGACAGCCGGCCCATTGCCTCCCCCGATGCCTCCATCACCTGATCGAGTTGATCTCTGAGTACCTGGCGGCTAACGAAGCGGCCCGTTTGTTTGTTAACATACTGAGCCGCTTTTTCATTCCACAGATAATCTGGCGTTAGCGGATTGACTTTGAAATTCGGGGGAGTAGGCATAGGTTACGCGTCCTCTATTTGTTCTTCAGCCAGTAATAGGTTTTTGAATTCTCTGGACAGAGCGTTGGTCGTGAAACGATGAGCTATACTAATATCCTCATCAGTGATAACGCTTAATCTGTCCAAATCTTTATCACTCAATTTAAGAGGTTTCATAGATTTTTTATTGATAGCCTGCTTCTCTGTCTCTTCATCTTCATCTTCGTTTTCGGCTGGCTCGTTTTCAGGCTCTGGCGGCGCGGTCTGCTCTGGCGGATCTACAACGACCGCACTTTCGTCAAGTTCGGGCAGGTCAGCCAATTGCCTCAAATGTCTTTCCAGTTCAATGTCCGGCGTAATGACAGCCTTGTCTACTAATTTGTTTATAAACTCGGATACCTCACCCAGGTTCGGCACTCCCAGCGTGCTGAAAACGAGTTCAGGGAATCCAGTGATCCCTTGAAAGTCATTAAACATTATCAACTTGGGAATAGCATGACGGTTGTAAACATCGGCCACGCCCCGCAGAAAGGCGCTAATAGCTAGAATGAAAATGTCCCCTTGATGTCGACTCAGAGCGTAGCTACCCACGTTATTCATGCCAAGCATGATGAATTGCGCCAGGACTGAAATTGCTTTCTGTTTGTCATAGCGGTCTAACGTTTCACCTATGTTGATCCCGCCACTACCCGCATTATCAGCAGACAATAATTCCAGCAGTACACCCTCGCCGTCCTTTGCCCCCTCGCCCATTTTAGCATAAGGAAAAACTACACCCATCTGCTCATCGATTCTTATGTTAGACGTGATCTCCTTTAGTAGATCATAATCATTATTGGCCCCACTTTTTCTGGTGTCTTGGCCCATGTAAGCCACTGGAAGCCCGGCCAAATTGCGCTCAATGCTTATGGCCTCTATTTCCTGAATGTTTCGAGAATACCAATAAGGCAAATACATGGCGCGATGTATCTCCATCCCTTCGGGATTGTTGGCCGGATGAGGCGTGGTTCTGAAGTGTAGCAATTTTTGGATAGGAATAAAAATAGTGACAGCCTGTCGATCAAAGTCCGTCTCAGGCATTTGCCATATTCCATTAATGCCTCCGTTTTCATCAAAATCCCATTCTCTCCCCTGCGCCAACGTTTCAGCCGGGCGGGGTGGCAGTTTACGCCAGCCAATACGGCCATCATTGAACATTGACTTTGCCGGGTCAGGAACATATTTTGGCGGGTTGGCCCCCAGCCGCCGCTTGTAGACAGTCTCTAGCAAACTAAATCCTTGCTCCAGCGTTGGCTCTACTGTAAATGTTAACTGATCTTGCCAGGTCCATACCATATCAAAAAATGCGCTTTCTACAAATTCGGCCACTTCTCTATCTGCTGGCTTCTCGCTGACCGGTGCAATTCTGATCGTGGTTTGTTTGATGGCGTTTAATATCCCGAAAAATATTGCAGAGATAATAGGATCATTCAGGCGCATCTCACGTTTCTCTATGCGCCCTTGCCGGCCCTGCAAACTCCTAAGCCGTTCCTCATGTACACTGCCAGCCCATTGCCTCAGTCCTGTAGTACCAAATTCCAGATACCTATCTTTTGGCTTTAATTCGGTTGGCTCGGCGGCCTTAAACATCTCGGTCACGGCGTCTTGATCGTATCGCCGATGGTTGCCGCTGGTCCTCGATGCTTTTATTAAGCCTTGCTCTTCATAACGCCTCATCTGTTGCGGCGTGTGCCCAAATTGCTCTAAAACTTCAGCCGGTTTAAGTGGTTTGCCCATATGACCTCACGCAAAAAAAAACGGATTGTCTCATCGGGACCAATCCGTTTCGATACAATCTAATTGATTTGTAGAGAGTATAGCATATTTTGGTAGTTTTAGCAGATAATGATTGGGAAAATTCTAAAATTGGTTGACGTTGGGCCAGAGAAGTTATCCACAGGTTAACCCCACTTATCCACAGGTTATACACAGAATTTTTACTCAAACGAAATTTGGGATAAAATTTGGGTTATATTAGGTGTTTGCCTATTGCAATGAGGGTTATAACGTGATATAATTCTTATAGAAGTTTGGTTGAGGAATTAACCCCAACCTATAATGAACAGGAGATTAGAATGAAATCACAGCAGAGGAGAAAAACGATGTCAGTCAATGAAGTACATAGTGGCGGTCACACCTTGATCACGGTGGACTATGAAACAGCCAAGCCCTTGGCCGAACAACGCGGCTTAGATCCTCATAAACTCCACCTGGCGCTGAATTGGTACGTGCGCGACGGGATCAAGGACCCGGGGCCAGCAGTCAGCGGCAGCGGGTGGAGCGTCAAGCGCGGCAAAATTTGGTGGAATGACCGAGAGGACCCGGATCGATTTGTTTTGGCGGACCTGTACGAGCAAGCACATTAGAGAGAAGCTGGCCGCGCATCGAACGCGGCCAGCCACTAGAAGTTTGGTTGAGGAATTAACCCCAACCTATAATGAACAGGAGATTAGAATGTTGTATAATTTGACAGCTCACAACCAGGCAGTGTTGAGTAAGGTAGACCTGAGCGATCTCGGAATTAATGAAGTCGAGGTAAAGCCCAGATTGCAGCCGGCGGACAATCCGAAGAATTATCAGGAATTAAAGGAGATTGTGAAATCGGCGGTAAGCGGGATACGACCGGGGAGCATGGTACTAATTGGTGGACTGGGGCAGTTTCAGGGTTTAATAATGCAATTGCCATTTCGGTTTTATTTCGCGGATTTCAATTTCGCAGAGAAGCGGGTGGAAGGAGTGATCCCGCACCAGCCGTTTACACGGCAAGAACTGTTCGATATTGAAAATCACCCCGCATCTTGCCCAGTATGTGGAGGGCAAGGGGGGGCCATCGGCTCTGGACTGGAAAGTGACGACCCTTGTCATTCGGGGCCGTATAAATAATTTGGTTCAGTAATTCAATCAATCAAGGAGAAAAAAGATGAACCCAGAACAAAAACTATTAGAAAAATTATTAGAAAAATTACCGCCTCCTCCACTGGATTGCTATGAGGCTTCCGACTTCCTGGGCATCCCAGTGGAGGATGCCGCTCGCTTGCTCCGTGAAAACTGGGAGTTTGTGGGCTATAACGATTGTGGGGAGTATGAGTATGCGCCGCCCATACCTCCTCAGTCCAGGAGGGTTGAGGCTTATGGCCCAGAGTGGCCGCCAGAGTAGAGGTGGTCAAAGACACCTCGTCGGGTGAAAAATCTTATTATGAGTTTTTACCCGGCGAATTAACGATTATGCCTCCCCTCGTTCAATCTAAAACCTAACCCTCAGACAGACCTGGGCACGTCGGTAAACTGCCTGAAAATTTATTATGACCAGTAGAGAAGCATTAAAAGTAATCAGAGATTTGTACAACCTAAATACTCAACGAGTACCGGCCAACGTCGCCGCCCAGCGACGCAGAGAGTTAAGAGACGCTTCAGAGAAATTAACAAGAAAAGACTTTGGAAGGCTTTCACTTGACCAAAGGGAATGGGTTATAGGTGAAACTCTCCCTTATGACATTCCCAACACGCCATTGAGCTAACCTCGCCCAGTCACCGCGACGCGCTGAACCTGATCGCCTGGCTGAGGAAAGTCTAAAGCTAAGATGGCCGGCTAAAGTTAGCCGGCCCAGTCCCCAGGCCGCCCCTAATCCGGGCTGCTTTTTTGTTATATCTTAACTTCTGGGTTTAGCCAATTCCCAATATTTCGCCGACCCACAATCATCCGTCTGGCATTTGATCTTTCCACTTTCAATCTGTGTCTCTCCATCGCGGGTATACAAAATTCCATTCTGCTCATAACCTAGCAGATGTCCCCGGTGACAAAACACCGGTGCCTGTTGATCGTTTAGCGGTTTCCACCATTTGTTATTCCAATCGAATACTGGTTGGCCCTTCATCAACATCTTCCATATTCGATGTTGCTGATATGAATAAGAAATAACAGGCCCTGTTTTCTCTACTCGTTCTCGATTTATATTTGCCAATTCGGGCGATTTGTCTAACAACTTTATCACTGTTGCCAAGGGTTTGATAAAGCCTATCTTGTCCCCTACGGCCTTCACCAATTCAGCATCTTCCTGATAATCAACTTCTAGCCGATAATGAGATCTAAAATAGACCTGCTTGGGTGGTACGTGGTAAAGAATGTCAAACATACGCCGATTCTGGTGGAAATACATATCGGTGTGTTCGCGTTGTTCGTTACTGATAGATCGCCTGGCAATTTTGTTCCAACCGGCCCGGCTAAAGGGGAATTCTCTGGCTCCATAGACAGGCCAAATGTCGGGCGGAAGGTGCCAGCAAAAAGCCTCTTTCTCTGGATGTTTTAGTAACACTTCAACTGCGCGATTGACCAATTCTATACCAATAAAAGGCATGTCAGCCAATGCCCTCAGGACTAGTTTGCAGTTGGGTGCAAACGCTCGCATCGCATTATCAACCCTACCCACAACATCACGACTATCCCCCCGAAAACATGGTATCTTCATCTCTGCCGCTATGTCAGCCAACTGGTCATCAGACCTAAGATGCGTTGTAGCCATTAAGACTCGGCCACCTTTTATCCGCTCCAATCGTTTTATGATCCAGTAGATTAATGGTTTTTTCCTGACAGTTAAAAAACATTTATCCTTTAACCGTTCGCTATCAGATCGAACGGTTAAAACAATGGCTAAATCCGCCATATTACATTCCCCAAGATGTTATAGATTTATGGTCAACGTTCCCATTATTATCAGTCCCAGAGTAAATCCAATTAGTCCCCACGCTGGTCCCTGCTCTTTAATCCGTTCCCAGAGAGTTTTTGGGGATTTGGCGAACCAAAAAACCTCGCCTTTGTCAACGTCAGGCAGACCGATGATGATGGGCTTCGATTCTGACCGTGCAGTAAAATACCATACTGTAGACAACCAAACGATAGCAAAAAATAACATTTCCATAATTCACTCCGGCCAAACACTAAATTTATGTAGACTGCTGATTTCGATTGTTTCACCGCTTAATGATGGCTGTTCATACAGATTGAGAACAAACCGGGCGGCATCCTCAAAACTAACCCAGGCCAAAGGAGTTTTTGCATTTATGGCCTGCTGTTCGTCTTCCGAAAACTGGATGCCGGCCATTTGGTCCGTCATCTGGCCGAGTCTTAATGTCATAGCTCTGCCATACGGAGCCAATTCCACCGCCATTCCCCGGCTCAACGCCTCCAGACCGATTTTGGCTATAGCATATAAAGATCGGCCTGTTCTGGGTTGAGTAGCTTGAATAGATGAACAGTAAACGACCAACGCGCCAGAATTTAGTTTCTTTTGGCGGAGCAAGGCGCTAGAAAGCACGAAGGCAGACTCTAGATTGTTTCCAATAGTTTCACACCAGTCTGTTTTCGTACTCTCTGAAATCAAGACATTTTTAGCCGTACCGTGAGCCATCAAAATCACATCGTACTGTGGCAATGAGTTTGCATAAACATCCGTCGCTTCCCAATCTGTCAGATCTAACCCTGTGCTTTTGCCAACGGTAGTTATCGACCAACCATTTTCAGCAAAAACGCTATAAGCCGCCATGCCCAGATTTCCTGTATCTCCTCCCGTTATTAGAATTCTCCTTTCCACTAGCTGACCTCCTGATCTGTGTATTTTGGCTGTATTTTCTCAGCGGCCAACATTGCATCCCCTAAAGCTTTGTCGTTGTTGATGTCTTTAGTAATGATAAAAACTGGTCTATCTTGATTTTGCACTAGAGGATCTATTCCCTTGTGTTTCATAAAAAAGATTTGTTCAGCTATTTCCTCTGCCCCCCACAATTCCCAGCCGCCAATTTCGCCGGGATCATATCTCGGCGCAAAGCAACAAGCTACGCCGTCACTTGTAACGTACAGTTTTTCCTTATCCACCCCGTCCCCCAAGGCAACATCTAACATGATGCCAGTCGCGTCTCGTCCTGTGGACAAAGGGGCGGTGACCATATGATCGAACCCGCCACTTAGCCGAGTCGCACACTCCAGCAGACACCAACCATAACGCCGATCTTTTTTTACATCTATTTTGAATGGCCCCCACGTTACTCCCAATTTGCGAGCGGCGACTCTGGCAAGCCATACAATTTCATCATTAGGGTAAAATGGATTTATATGACCAGCTTCTATACCTAGTTGATCTACCCAGAACATTCTGAGCGCACCATTTACACAAATGATCTGCCCGCCCTCTACAAAAAAATCAAATGCAGCCTCAGATGTATCGAATCCGTATTTTTGTCTCCACTCTGGAATGATGTCTACACCGATGAGCAACTCTTCGATCAAGGCATCTTCGGTTCGTTGGTTTAACGCAGCATCCATATCAGCTTTATTATAAACGATTTCTAACCCTCGGCTGCCGGCCTGCCTTGGCGATTTTATCACCAGCGGCATGTTATCCGATGACAATCTGTTTATCACTTGATTATCAGATCCCTCATTCTCCCGATAACTATAAATGAAATAATACGGATGAGGCAATTCTGTCACCTTTCTCATTTCAATTTTGTTTTTGGTATTCTCTGCCACCTGCCGGCCTACTCCAGATAGTCCTAGATGTTCTGATAATGCGCTAACCGTAGGGCCGGCATCAGTACCAATGGTCAGGACAGCAGCTATCTCTGCCTGACCAACTTGGTCATATTTGGCCGCCATGTCCAGATGAGCCTGGACGTCATAGACTGATAGTTTTTCAAAATGGCTGGCCTGGTAGCGACAGTGGCAATTTTCGTTGCCATCAGTCAAGATCAACTTGTAGCCACGCCGATCTATTTCCATCGCCATCGGTTCAGCCATTATTGAACCACCAACAAGCCAGACATGCTTTTCGCTCATTTTTATCACTCCTATCTCATACAACTGTAAAATTATAATGTCTGCATTAGATCGAGTATTCGTTCACTCGCTCGCCCATCAATTGGCCGTCCTGACGGTGTGAACGGTTGGCCCAAAAAGTCTCTAATTTTCATTTCAGTGTCAGGTAATCCGACTTGACGGTGCGCCCTAATGTAACCCGCCCCGGCCATTTTTTTCGCAAAGCTCAAATGTTGGGCGGTCAGAGAATATACATATGTTGGAATTCCCATAGCAGCCAATTCCCAAACTGTCATGCCCATTGCCACGCATGCACGCCTGCACTGACTCGCTGCCACCAAAAAACCATTGTCATGACTATCCCCAGCTTGCCAATCCTGATCTGAGATAGTAAAACTCATTTTTTGGAAGTCCGGGAACCGCTTGGTTAGTCCCATTTTATCAGCGGCCCCCCCAAACACAAACCAATCCATAATCGGGCGTCTGATGGCTTTAGCCTCGAAAACGCTTTTCCTTAAAATGATATAGTCAACGCCCGAATATTCCTCTCTTCCCAGACCCTGGACGATTCGCAAATCGGCCCGGTCTCCCACCTGATGGCCGACCCCGTTTAGCACGCAGGTTTTAATATTAGATTGCTGACAGTGATCGTATATCCAATCCGGGGCCTCGTCGGGTAAGTCGATCACCAACCAGTCACACTGTTGAGATAGCGGACCTCTCCAAATTGTTTGATCACCAAATGGAACTCGGTGACAAAGCAAATTGTCAGGAGGAACACGGTCGCCAATAATGGTGACTTGAGAGCCTTGGTTCCTGATGTGTTTCGCCAGGGCAACAGATCGATACCAGTGACCGAATCCAGTCTCGTTATTGGCGAAACAAAGAAAGTTAACTTTCATCGTCAGTTCTCCCTATAAATATCAACTCTCGCCCAATGCTCCACCTCTCAAACATCCATTTATAAACCCAAAAGATATTCGGGCCCAGTAGCTTCTCCCAGTGAAGCTTTAGCAGATGGCATTTGCCACCCATCGCATCATTGTCAAAATAATTGAAACCAAACAAGGGGAATAATTCCATTGGGAATGTTGCGCCTCGAAATATTACATTAAGCCCAGCCGATTCCAACAACTGCATCAAGGTCGGCGGCGTAAAATAATTAAGATGAACCGAGCTGACAAACCCGGTATAACCCAGCCTTGCCTGCAATGGATTTATATCGTTAGGAACCACCACCAGAATCTTCCCACCGGGATTAAGAAAATTCAACACATTCTCCAGAAATTGACCGGGATAAGCGACATGTTCAAGAACTAAATGCAAAATAACGACGTCAAACTGATGTGGAAAATGGTAAGTCAACTCCTCCTCGTTCTGGTACAAAATATTTCCCGTCATTATTTTTTTTGCAGCTTGCCTTGCTACTTTTGATGGCTCTATACCGCGAACCGCTGCACCCTTCCCATAGAAATGAGATAGCAACATTCCACAACCACAACCATAATCGAGAATGGTCTGACCCTTCTCGATTTCCAAAATATCAGAAAGATAGTTGAAATACGATCTCCATAGACCCGTCGAATATTCGGCTATTTCTTTTTTTAGCCAGTCATCTGGGGAATGTTCCGCGTAAAACCGGTCATCGTTATAATACGATTCTATATATGTCTGAGCAGGGTAGGGGTCAATCCTATAGTGATGCAAAATTCGATCATAGACAATTTTTAGCATCTCGGATTTCATCATAATCATTGCCCCTTAGCGCAAAACCTTAAAACTTCTCTGCCGCCGAAATGTTCTCAGCTTGATAAACCCAAATGTAAGCCAGGCGCACTCCCGGACCTGCTGTCACCATATGAACGCCTAACGGAATATCCAAAATGTCTCGGTCTCTGATTATCTGAGTGTCTTGCATCCATTTCCCATCCAGGAAACCCTGTCGGGTTTGGATACCCCACCCGCTGGGCGGGTCGGTTATATAAGCAAATTTCTCCCAGAATCGCATAGGTTTAAGAGATTTTAGAGCTTCAAGTTCAAAATCATGAGGCTCGCTTGACCAAGTTCCTCGTCCCTCGTGGATGGTCATTCCTAAGCGAAAATCCAGACCGGAATCTTTGCCAATGTATTCATAGACATTCCTGGCTGTGCCGCGCTCAGGGTCACCGACAAATTTCATGGCAGGCGGCCCTGTCGGTAGACTGAATTTTTCCGGCAAATCGCAAAATATTCTTAGCTTGAATTCCGAGCCATCATCATATGTCCCTTTGAGCGAGGCAGGCGTTATAACTAACTCGTCTTGTATATCACCAGAAAACAAGCCATCAATATCGGGTAACGAGATGACTAAACCGCTTGATAGTTTGGGGCCATTTGCTCTTGTCCATTTTAAGTCCATCGGATTTATAGTCATTCTTCATGCTCCTTGTTCAGTCTGTAACACTGTTCTATTAGTTCCTGCGTTTTAATCGCCTCAGCCAGATCGGGATAATGGTCTCCGGCTAAAAAAGCTTGCCACATAGAGATGAACATCATTGGATCAGGATCAACGATGATACTTTCTAAAAAAATATTTTCTTTCGGTCTAGGGTGAAATATTCTGGCTATTCGGTTTATATCACTATCTGTTACCGTCTCTGTAATATCACCCAAACAGGTTTTTATGATCCATGTCAAACGTTGTCCTGCATCTTCTATAGTTTCTTTGGCTGATACTATTTTTAGCTCATGATCGGTTATCATTCGAGCTATATCCAAATCATGGGATGCGTGATCGAGCAAAAGTCCCCATTCTGGCATGTCTGCCCGCTGCTGTTCGAAGTACATATCAAATGAATGTACCCCTGCCACCCGATGCGCCAGTTCATGGTGATAACGGTAATTATAAGCCACCATAACTGGCGCATCGGGTGGCAGACTTTTGGCATGTTCTAATTGGCCTATTCCGCATAGCGGTTTTTCGCATAGGATTGCAGGGACTCCAACTGATAGCCAATCCTCAATATGTGCTAGATGTAAATCCGGCGGCGTACATATCACAACAAGATCAAAACTTGACGGATAAAAGTAATGGTTTTTGTATCCATCAACTGTCACGCTTTCTATACAATCTGGATCGGCAATGTAGACGTCTAGCCCCATTGATTTTGCCAGAGCCGCATGGCGTTTGCCCGCCCGTCCGTAACCCAAAATCAGCGCCTTTTTATCTGTCACGAAATAATACCCTTGGCAGTCGCTGTGCCACATGCTTGGTTAACGTAGCCCGTTCCTGAGCCGCACCATATTTAGCCCTGACCCGCCGTGATGCCTGAACAGTTTGATCTACCATTGCAACGGTGTGGCTCAAAGTTGGGAAATTAGGTCTATTCATTAAAAAACCTTCCTCCCTCATACCGTGAATAAAAAAAGCTTGCTCTTCAATAGAAACGAAAGTAACCAGACTTCGAGGCGGATCTCCGACCACGCGCCAGCCTGCACTACCAAGGCCGGCTATCAATTGCTTGCCTATCTCCCAGATATGCGCAACAGTCTCTTGATTCCAATTCGACAAAACAGCGACCGCAGCCGCCATATTAAGCGAGTTGCCCCAATGAGTAGATGAGCAAAATACCGGTGACGTTTTGGAAAATTCATTCATCAGGTTACTGCCACCGACCAGAGCAGAAACTGGCAAACCGTTTCCCAACGCTTTCCCCATGCAAATCAGATCAGGCGAGACATTCATAGATTCACATACACCCCCCAGGCCATAGCGCAAACCCGTAACCACCTCATCCATAATGAGCAAAACCCCATGATCGTCGCAATATTTTCGCACCTCGGAATAAAATCCAGCAGAACTTTCGAGTCCCTGCTCGATGACAATGGCCGCTGGTAGTTTGTTTGTTTTATTGCCGATAACCAACCCTGCTTGGTGTAACGATTTTATGTCATTAAATTTGAACTCTTCAATATAGTCAACCAAGCCAGGCGGTATACCATCGGCTGGCTTGGTTCGGGCGATGGTCCAATCTGCCCATCCGTGATAACCGTCTTCAAGAACCAAAATTCCAGGACGGTCCGTCACCGATCTGGCTAACCTGACAGCCATTGATACCGCTTCCGTTCCTGATAATGCAAAACGCACCCCTAGACTTTGGTTCCGCCAATAAGGGATATTTCGACTCAACATATCGGCCAACAAGTTGGCGGCTTTACATTCAAGCTTGTGAGGTAACGAAAAACTGCCACCGCCGCCTACCATCTCATCTATCAATTGAAATTTGAAATACCCATAGCCAAACAGGTTAGTCCCTAATCCTGACACCCAATCAATGTAATGATGTCCGTCAGTGAGTCCAACTCTTGCCCCGTTGCCCACAGTTACGGCCAAGTCAGGCTCAAAACCCCAAGCCTGGGGATGCTTCGAAAAAGTGCCGGTCATGCTTAGGTTATTCCCCATCATCTCGCCTTGAAACTTCTTGATTGTGTTCGTTGGCTAACGCCGCCAATTCTCTTAAAATGTCTTTGGGATCGATCATATCTCATATCGATTCTTATGTGGGCGAAGCCTCTAAAATTCTCAACGATCCATACGCCTTCAACATTTTTTATATGTCTATCGGACAAACCCGACCAAATATAAAATGACTGCGGCATAATATCATCTTTTTCTTCATAATGAAACTCAGTTTTTCTTGTTACCATTATCGCTCCATATCCCCTGCTCAGTTACCATGCTTTCGTTGCGTTTTTCAATCTTTGTCTTATATATGTCATTGGTCTCAACCCATCTGTAGGGCTAGTCCTAAAGTGCCTCTCTGGATTTTGCGTAGGATCAAATGTCCCTTTCCCATCAGCCATCAGTCCGTCTCTTACCTGATCGATAACATCTTTCATCTTGCTTGGCGTCCAACAGTGGCCTAAATAATACTCAAAACCTAGCTTGTCATCCAAGTCCAAATGAAATTCTATCACTCCGGCCCTATATTGATGGACCGCCCGATGAATAACCCCAGCGTTCGCTGAGTGATCTGAATAACCCACGCTACTATTCAAGTATGCTCTAATTTCATCTATAAAATCCAAGTGACAATCTTTTGGCTCAACCGGATATTGACTAATGCAATGCAACAGGGTCAACCGATCCTCTGCATCCCAATGTTTTATGGTTTGGCTAAATATAGCTGCTTGAATTTCCTCCAATGTAGCCATGCCTGTAGACAAAATAACGGGCTTATCAGGGATGCTCAAAATCTTATCCAGCAAGGCCGGCCATGTTAGTTCGTAGGATGCCACTTTGTAAAAATCTACATAGGGTTGTAACTGATCGACCGCATCTAAATAAAACGGACTACAGCCAAAATGTATTTTGTGTTCGCGGCAAGCCTCGGCCAGTTTTGGTAGCCAGTCTAAGGGCAATTCCCACTGGCGGCGCTTGTTTATACTCTCGAATTCTGGGTGATCTAGTAGTGATTGAGTGAATAGTTTGTCAATTCTAAAAAGTTGAAACTTCACGCCATCGCACCCAATATCTTTGGCGGCTTTAATTATTTTAATGGCTCGCTCTATATCACCATTATGATTAGAACAAACTTCAGCAATAAATCTAGTCATGCCGTCTCCCGCTCAGACTTAATACCCAACCGATCTAAAACCTCTTGACCTGTCATCCTGAAAGCGGTCTGGCTGTTATACATAGCTACAGACTCAGATGTCCTTCCTGGACTAACTATTGCCAATTTATCGCTGACCATTTTTGTTACTTCGCCCTCCTGTATCAGTATTTCATGCTGTTTCTCCCCTGGCTGTAGGGGCGCATTACAAATATTAACCGCATCGGTAATTGCGGTAGCTACAGCATGAATATCAAACCGCGGTAAAGAATGAGGGACAAATACACCATTTTGGCTTTCCATTGTCAGCAGAGCATCATCTATTAAATCCATGGCCTCGGCGATAGACAAAAAAAACCGGGTAGGATTTGGATTCCTGACCTGAATCGGATTGCCCTTTTTTAATGCTTCCCCCCATTTGTGGATGAATGAGCCTTGCGATTCTACTACGTTCCCGTAGCGAATCGAGCTAAACCCCAGGCTGATAAAGGCCGCTTCACCGCATCGCTTGGAACATCCATAAGTATTAATCGGAGATACGGACTTGTCAGAGTTTATGTATAACGCTCGCCTGGGAATATGAGGTTTCCCATAACTGTCTTCAGTATGATTTGTTGCCGCCCATGCCCTGGCTACCACCTGAGAACCAACAGCGTTGACCCGGTAATATTCGGATGGGAATTGCTCACCTAGAGAAACCACTTTTAGCGCTGCGGCGTGGATCAAGATGTCTTTACCCAAACACGCTTGATATACCGCCTCGTAATCGCAAACGTCAGCCAAAACAAAAACAGACGGCGGCAAATCAAATTGTTCTTGTAGTTGCTGCTGTCTGTGCGGATTTCGAGATAGTACGGTGAGATCATACCGATCTTTGTATCGGGCTACAAGCGCCTGCCCTAATGATCCCGTTCCCCCGGTTATCAAAATCTTATTCATAGCGGTCCCCTCGCCTGTTAAACAAACTTTATTATACTGTTAGTTTACTCGAAACTATAGAGTTATGCCAAATTATAATAACGGATGTGTTTTTTGTTCGCTTGGCTCGGCGATCTGTGAATTCAAACGGTTGTCTAACTCTGTCTCTGAATCGGACGGTTTTAATTCTGCCTGAAGACGGGCTACGGTTTCTTGAAGTTTGGCTATTAGTTCAGCCTGCAAGCGATTTTGCAAATATAGATCACCAACGATTTGCTGAAAGCGCTCCATTGCAATCGTGTTGTTTTGAGTTTGAAATCGGTTATCCATTACTGACTACCTAAATCGTCTCGCAGAGCATTGACTGTGGACTGATAATCGCCTGCTGTCACGGCTGCATTATTCCTTAAGTTCTGAATTTGTTGGAATAATGTATCTCCGGCTGCTACCTCAGCCGCCGTAATCCCTAAACTGGCGATGTCGGCGTCAATAATCGGATCGGCTCCAGAGCCGTCAAAACTTTGCGTGAAATAGACGCTGTCCAAGTCCTTTGTATCCAAATAGAGTTGTGCTATAGTCGTACTTATAGCTTGTACTTTTTTCGCAAATTCAATTTTATTTGCCATCTTTAATGCCTCGCCTTTCGTTCCGAAATAATCTGATTTTATACCATTACTGAAAACTATCCAGCGACCATCAGCCGCTTGATAAACTGCAGTAGCCATTAGAACTCCTTACTACGGCTGAGTGGCAAGGATTTGCACCGCACCGGTATTGAATACTACTGCTAATTGCGTTTTCCCGGCCCCGTTGTCAACGGCGTAGAGACGAGCCGTGTTAGCCGCCCCCGCGCCAGGTGCGGTCATTTCGTCAAATTCAATTGCACCCGCCATACCCACATTCCCACTATCATCAACCGACAACGTCTCAACCGCCGACAGCCGATCAAGCAAGCGCTCTAAATTATCTATCTTCGCCACCAATTCCCTGATTATCGTCATCAGTCCTCAATCCTTATATCAGCCGTGATAGTTTCTTTGCCACCAGAGACATCAACAGAGATAGTATTGATCCGGGCCGTAAACACTTCTCCCTCAATCTCGACAGTTACTTTGTCTCCCCAATTCCAATCAACCCCATAGAGAGAGCCCGGCTTGTTTATGATCGTCCCGGAGATGGTACGAAGGGGCCGGCCAGATGTCAACTTTGATTCTGCCTCAGCTATCAACCCATTATCGTTATTGGTCTGCCTTGAATCCGCCAACGCCTCAATCCTGCCAAATGGACTAAGTCCGATCCGTGTGACATCACTGGCAGTCTGAATGTTTCTATCAGATGCCAATCCTTGCCCAGCCGCATAAACAAACGTTACCTCATTTGTGAATTCATCACTCTGTACAACGTTGATCAGATTGCCATATTCAGGCGAAAACACAATAGCCCTGGTCCCTGTAGTAATATCGCTGCCCCGGACGTTGATGAAGATCTTGAACTCCTGAGTTTTGGCCGACACATTATAATCAAGGTCAAAATAGACCGGCGTCCCCTGAACGTTGGCCTGTTGGGCTACTTCCTGAATCGTAGTCAACAGGTTTCGCCGTGAGGCCGACTTGCGGACGGTTGGGCCCAGTCCCGATGAACCAAAAACTGTGATTTTATCTGAGATGTCGCGGTCGCTGTCAGTGGCACTACTGCCTAAATTTTCCTTAACAAATTCTACTATCACATTATCAGCCAGGTCATTTTTAGACGATTGACTTGACCCGGCGTCATAAGCAATGACCCGGCGACGCAAAACATCAAGGGCCGATTGACACTGAATTTCTAGCATTTGTTGGTCAAAATTGAAAGTCCTTTTTCTGAGTAGCCATTGGGTGCCGGTTTCCAGATACTCAACCCCCCCAGCTATCCCGCGCCAAATCTCGATTCTGACATCGCGGGTGAAGATCGAGCGGTCAACGAGGGATGTGTCAAAGTTAAATGTGAGGGTGCCAGGAACGTTGACTGAGCGGGAATAGGCGAGGGTGTTAAAATTGCTTTTGATAGCCAGGGTTGAATCTTGAGCGTTTTTGATAACCAGGGTGTAGGTTGCGCCGACAATGGTATCACGTGCCATCTATGCTCCAGTGTCGTTTTTTCCATTGGAGGAGAATGGACGCGCCGGGATTGCTCTTGATAAAAGCGGTTACATTATTATCACCTGGTAATAGCCGCCATGTGGCAAAATTAGAACCAGGCAAAATATCACCTTCTCTGTTTCCCGAAAAGTCTGATATAAAAGTCTGATTTTGCATGTCTGCTACAATTCGATCATTTGCTTGAACAATAACATTAAATTGAATTTCTTTATCAGCCGTAAAATTCCTGACTAATCTGACACATGCTGATGTTGTTGAATGTCCTTTTAAGATTATTTTTGGAATTCCATTGCTTGTGCCATCATTTGCAACCACCGTGTGTCCTGCAACCTGTATTGCTCCCTGAGTAGAATTTAACCCAGCAGCAATTTTTCCGTCAGGTGAATGTGCGAAATGCAACCCGAAAGTGTTCTGGAAATCAGTCTCAATGTCTGAATAAAACCAAGTCGTACCATTCCATACCGCATGGCTACACGGAGTAATGACCCCAGCAGATTGTATTGTGCCACCTATAATTAATTTATCTCTCTGTCCATCATATGCTATAGTTTGTAAAGTGGTAGCAGATATATCGCCCAACGTGTTAAATTGCTGACCATCCCACTGTGCGACTCTTGCCGGCGATCCGGAGCCTTCGGGGAAAACTCCGGTAAAAAACCCCATTAAAAACACATCATCATTGGGTTTTGATACTGTAGCGTTAACGAAGCTATTCAAACTCGCCCCGCCAACGTTTTGCCATTCTATTCCATCAAACAAAGCAAAACGACAGGGCGACACGACTGAGCCTGTTGTGGTACTGAATAACCCACCTACATATATGTTACTAGAACTTTTTGATATTATTATTGTCTCTTTGTCCGCTCGAGTGGCAGGTGTAGCACCACCTAAAAAATCATCACTTAACGATTGAAACTCATTTCCATCAAATTTGAAAACACCACATCCTGTTATACTGCCAGAGTCAGACATATCTCCCGCAACATGTAAAGTTCCAGAATTGTCGAATGCCATTGATTTTACAGTATCATCAAACCCGTCACCACCTCCGACATTTAAAAAATCATTACCATCCCACTGCATCACTCTCAGAGCGCTTATGCTACCTGCGACGGTAAAATCACCACCAATAAACAAAACGCTTGCAGAGTCGAACACTAGCGCTCTGAGAGCCGCATTAATTTGACACCCAGAGGTGGTAGGCCCAACAGATTCTAAGCTTTCTGTTGTGTAATTATATCTTGATAGTCTAACATGATTTGCTGTATTAAAGTTTCCACCAAAATAAAGTTTACCATCGGGGCCAAATAGCGTAGCTCCTACATTACCATTAACATCGGCGGTATCAGCTAAACTTTCCCATTTTCCATCATTCCCTCTGGACATAATAAATGATGTAAACGATGAGCCAGTAACTAAACTTACCCCCTGATCTCCCACCTCCTCCCAATAAGGGTCATAAGCAATGAAGCCTACCGAAAACTGTTCTATATTCGCCGTCACCGATGTTAACTCGAATCCACTATCATAATGGACCTGTATTTGTTTCGTGATCGAACTGGCCCCGGTGTATCTCAACAAGAAAGGGCTTTCAGGTAAAACCAAGTCAGGCTTAATGGCATCAATCAGCCGCTGGCGCTTAAAATGAAAGTCGGTCACATCGGACCCGGAAATAACCCCTTCAAGCTGAAAAGACCTGACCTGCGTTTTGCTTCGCTGGAAGATACCCCCATCGAGCAAACCCAGATCGCTTTGTATATTCTCAATCGGCGGCATCCCACTGCCTACCTGTTGTCTGACGATCACATTGTAATCATCATTCAAATTGATGACCTCGCCGCCCAGTCTGGCCTGAGCATCCCGACTCGATTCCGAGTTGTCAATCTGGCCCAACCATATACAACCTGGCTGCTCGCCATCGCAATAAGTCGTCGCTGGTGTGTTAGCTTCAACTTGTAAGGCATCAATATTAAAAACCGTGGTCTCGGCTCCGCCATTCTTGTTGACATAGGCTCGCCGTGTAGCCAAGGTCTCTACCTCTGCATAAGAGGCCGAGACCCTTTCCCAGCCGCCCGTCGCGGTCACTGATGCCGCTGTACCTAACACCGCCCCGGTTGAGGCCCCCAGATACACATTGTAATCGGCCCCGGCGGCCCCCTTGAAATAGACGCTAAAAGTGTAAGTTGTGCCGGAGGTCAGGCTTATTGTGCTGAAGTATGCCCCATCATTACTGGCTGAAGTCGGTGTCACTTCCAGGCTATAGACGCCGAAAAACTGCGCATCAGATACGCGGGCGATAGCGGCGGCTGAGGCGGCAGTGTAGCCAACGGCGTTTGATTCTACGCTGGGGTTTCCTACAAGGTTGGTTGTGGCCTTCGGCTTAATGATTTGCCAAAAATTATTGCCGTGTATCGTCATTTACACCACCGCCAGACTAGATTGCATCATCGCGAAGTCCGCCGACAGGTTGTCGGTGGGTGCCGATGAGTTAATGGTTAGGTTCATTGATGTGTTACTAACATTAGATGTATTATTATCTTGACCTGTCACTCTATCTATAAAAGCCGACAGATTAAATGATTCATCGAAAAAATTAGCCAACCCTTCTTCTGCAAAATCTTCGAGGCTGTTAAAAAGTACATTCCCAGCCTCTCCTAAAACACTGGTAGCATCTACCGATCCGAAAAAATCTCTAAACAAATTAGGGATAACATTTTGCCCAAGATCGCTTCCTTCTATCAAAACCTCCGCCGAATCTACTAGCGATGACGTCGTCATGACCGCATCTCCAAACTGCTCGAAAGCTGATTCTAACAAACTGCTAACCATGGTGTCATTTTCTGCTGCCCTGGCTGCCCTGGCTGCTTCGGCTATCCTGTCCGTTTCGGCTACCCTGGACGCTTCGGCTACCCTGGCCGCTTCAGCCACCCCAGACGTCGCTGCTATCCTGGACGATTCGTTCAACCCGGCATTTATTATTTCAGAGAATTGATCGAGACCAAAGTTGCCCCCTAATATCTCGGAAAACCCAATGTCTCTTGATAACTGTTCGCGGTCTGCGTTGATAACATCTGCTATTATATTAGTAAAATCGGTCTGACTTCCGAACGTGTCTTCTATTATATTTTTGATAGTGTCATCGGTTACAGCAGCCCCGCCGGTAAAACTCGATCTTATGGCCTCGAATGTATTTGCCAAAGCATTGGTTACATTCTCGCCTCTGAGTGCGTCGGCGGCAGCCTGAGCAAAGCGTTCTTGTTGAGCCGCTATAGCTTCGGTGGCTAATTCCCCAGATGACTGAAGTCGCCCTTCATCGACTTTTAGTTCTCCAGCCCTGACCAGCCCAGCCACTAAATTCTGAAGCCCTTCGACATTTAATTTTTCAATATCGCCAAAATCCCCTAGCCCTTGCAATGCCTCAAATACCGCCTTTTGCAAGCCTAAGTCCTCTCCACCTCCGAATTTGCTAACAAGAATGTCTTGAGCTTCACCAAAGTCCGCTTGTCCCCCTTCAAATTGCCTAGCCAACTTGAGCGCTTCAAATATCTCATTTGTCGAACGCGCCAAGGTTTCAGTGCCTATCTCAACATCTTCCGCTTGTTCAAGTTTAAAGGCTTCGGTTTTGAAAACGTTAACCCCTTTTATCAAATTCTCAAACGCTGATGAGCCTGAAACCTCCAGAGACCTTAGCGACTGGCCCAGTGATGAAATTTGCTGCCTTGATTGAATTGCTGCCAGGGCTACATCGTCTAAAGCCCTGGCTAAAGGGGTCTCGCCAGTTGAAAGGAATGTCGGCAAAGCGCCTGCTGTGTTTTGCAAGCTCTGGCCAAACCTTGAAACCTCTGCCCTCGATGTAGATGCGGCGCTGCCAATATCGCTAAAGGCAATCGCTAACGGGGGAGGGCTGCCTAGTTTTAAGAATTCTGGCAATGCTCGCCCCACACCCTTTAGGATTTTGCCAAAATTATCAACATTTCCTATTGTAATTTTAGCCGCCTTGGCGATGGATTCCATTGCAAATGCCAGTCCTTGAAAAAGAAATGTGATACCTTTGACAGCGCCCACTATAGCATTCAAAACAAATCCTAGCGTATCGGCGGCGGCGGAAGCGCTGTCGGCGCTTGTCGCGCCGTCCCCAAATATTGCTATAATATCGGAGAAGGCTTCGCCTATTCTGATAAGCGATTCGATGATAATTGGGCCTGCTTGTTCCCATACTTCCTGAAATCGCTCTGTAAAACTTTCTATGATGGGCTGTGCCTTGGCTCGGAAGTCCTCAAACCAAGCTACCGCCTTATCTCTGAAATCCCTAAATTTCATTACAGCCTGAGTTACGAATGACACTATTTTGGGTAATGTCTCTGTCCTGAACTCATCAAATCTCTGTTTGGCCGACTCTTTGAATTCCTCAAATCTCTGTTTGGCCGACTCTTTGAATTCCTCAAATCTCTGTTTGGCCATATCAGCGAATTCTCTTAATTTCGGCAAAGTTTTTGTCGCGAAATTTACAATCGTATTGCTTGCTACTCTTATCCATTCTGGCAAACGTTCCGCAATCCAGGTTCCTAACTTTACAAAGGCGGGTATCACCGTGCCGAATAGAAACGAGGCGGCGACCCTGAGGGCTGGAACCAATACGCCAGTAAAAAAAGTGCTGGCAGTTGACAAAGCGCTGGGTAAAACTTTTTTGGCTATCTCGACAAGGTTCTTGAAGACAGGGAATATGTTGGTTTGCAAAAATGACCAAACATCCCTCATTGCTGGCAATAAAATATTAGTCCAAAAACCAGTTACCGATTTTATAGCTAACGGTATTTTAGCTTTCAAAAAATCGACCAAAGCCTGCAGCCTTGGTTCCAAAGTTTGGGCTAATTCTTGGAAGTTAAATCCTTCTATCAATTCAGGCAAAAACCCAACCAGGTCCGTGCCAGCCTGAACTATAATTCTAAATAGTGGACCTATAGCGTCAAAGACATCTAATTTCACACCACTAACCGCACTCTGGAAAAGGGTGACATCTCCTGACAGGTTATCAAGTTGTTTTGAGGCTACAGTGGCGGCGGTCCCCGATGTTAGAAGCTCTTGAGAATATTGGGCCAGTTTTTGCTGACCCTCCTCCGTTATGGAATTCCCTTCAGCTAACAATATCTGAAAAGCTCCTGCGTTCTCAGAAGTGAATAGTGTAGCCAAAGCAGCATTTTTTTGTTCTTGTGTCATACCCTCCGTTGCTATTCCTATTTCTTTTAGCAGATCAGGGAAGGGACGCATCTCTCCACTAGAGTTAAAAACAGAAACGCCTAATTTGTCCAGTTCCTCCGATGCCGCCTTTGTAGGATTGGCTAACCGCGACAAAATAGCCCGAAATTTTTCCCCAGCAGTTGCGCCTTGTAGACCTGCATTTCCTAAAATACCTATAGATGCTGCTGTCACTTCTATTGATTGACCAAGCCCTTTTGCCACAGGTGCGGCAAATTTCATAGATTCGCCAAGCTGCTCTAAATTAACATTTGAAGTTGTAAAAGTGTTAGTTAGAATGTCGACGAATTTTCCTGTCTCATCTGCTGTGGCACCAAAGCCGCTAACGATATTTGAAACTATATCGGCAGAAGAGCCCAGATCGGTCCCAGATGCTGCTGCTAAATCCAAAACGCCCGGCAATGCTTGAACAATATCTTTAACTTCAAATCCAGCCTGTGCTAAAAATTGCATCCCTTCGGCTGCTTGTGTGCCACTAAAAGCCGTGGTCGCCCCCATTTCTTTAGCCGTTTTTGTTAACAATTCCATTTCTGAGGGTACAGCACCCGATATAGCCCCAACGGCTGACATTTGCTTGGTAAATGCGGCCCCCTCCTTAACGGAAGCAGCGATACCAGCCCCCACCCCTACAGCGCCAGCAGCCAATAAACCTAACCCGCCCAAGGCTGCCTTTGACGCTACTGAAGCAACTCCCTTCCCCAACTTGGCAAAGTTACCCCCGGCATCCTTCGCTACCGTGCCGATCCCTTTCCCTAATTTGGCAAAGTCTCCCCCGATCCCCTTCAT